GGGTAAACCATTTGTACAAGGATTTAGAGCAGGTGGTGGAGGTGGTGGTTTTTCTTCTGGTGGAGGTGGTGGTATTATTAATGTAGATTTTGGTGCTTTAGATTTAAGTGCCGATTGGATTACATTATCTGCAAAGTTTATAGGAAAAAATGAAGGGTTTTCAAAAAATGCAGTAAATGATGAGGGTGACCCAAGACTTGGATTTGGTACTAGTAAAATATTAGACCCTTCAACTGGACAAATAAGAACTGTTAAATATGGAGATACTACAACTGTAGAAGATGCGTTAAAGGTATTACAATATGAAGTTTCTATAACATTTAAAGCTAGATTAGTGGGAAGTGGTGATAATAAAATATCTGAAGAAGATTTTAACGCATTAAATAATAAACAAAAAGCAGCTCTTTTAAGTTTTGTTTATAATTGTGGTAGTTTAAGAGGAGGTATAGCTGCATCGGTAAGAAACAAAGATTACGCAGGAGCTGCTAATGGATTATTAAATGGACCAACCAGAGGTGCAAAAACCGGCCAATTATATCCAGGTTTAGTTAGACGAAGAAAAGAGGAAGCAACCCTATTTAGTACATAATTTTCAAAAATAACAATTCAAATATTTATAAACATAACAAATAATAAAGTATGAATACGGACAAACTATTAAAAGCTATTCAGATTCTTATTAAAGAGGAGCTTAAAGAGCAATTGCCTGCATTAATTAAGGAAACTGTAAGGGCTGAAATGAAAAAACTAATAGCAGAGGGTAAACAACCTGCTAAACCAAAAACTACTGGATTATCAATGGCTAAAGCTATGATGGAAGATGATACGATTGTAGAATCAATTGAACAAAAAATAGTACCAACAAAGCAATACAGCAAAAACCCAATGATTAATCAAATCCTCAATGAAACAAGAGGTGGTATTCCGCAAGGAGATGGTGGATTTAGAACAATGAACTTTGGACAAGGTGATATGGGTTCGATTGTAGGTAAAAATGCAATGGCTGAGAAAATGGGTTATGGTGAAATGGCTAAAGGACCTCAACCAACTGGATTGGGAGTAAACACTGGAGTAGCTGAAATAGATAAAGCTTTGAATAGAGATTATTCGGAACTTGTAAAAAGATTTAAGAAGTAATGGCAATTATATTAGGTAGAAAACCAATAATAGAATCTAAAGAATATGATGATTATGCAGTTGGATTAGCCTTGCCAATTCAGATAACTAATGTTGCGTTTAAGCAAAATTATACTGAAATAGAACAACTTAAATCTAATATAAAAAATTTATTATTAACAAAAAGAGGTGAAAGAGTAATGAATCCATTATTTGGGACAGGGGTAGAAACTTTATTGTTCGAACAAATAACAGATGAGTTTGAAGACAGGGTTCAAGAAATAATAACAAACTCTGTTGAAAGATATATACCAAATGTTAATATCGATGAAATAACTGTTGATATGAGTAATGAAAACAGAGATAAAAATTTAGTGAATATATCATTGAAGTTTAGAAGTAGAAATACTGGTAATTCTGGAGTAGTATCAATCAACGTTCAACAAACAGCACCATAATATGAATTCAACACCCAGTAATAAAACATACAGCGGAAAAGATATAAAATATCTTAATAAAGATTTTTCTGCATTTAAAGATAATTTAGTAGAATTTGCAAAAACGTATTTTCCTAAAACAAATACGGATTTTACAGAGGCATCTCCTGGTATGATGTTTATTGAAATGGCATCTTATGTAGGTGATGTTCTTTCTTATTATGTAGATGATACTTTTAAAGAATCATTAATAACAACAGCGGAAGACCAAGAAAATGTAATAGCATTAGCTCAATTTTTAGGATATAAACCAAAAGTAACAGCACCCGCTACAACAACATTAGAGATATATCAAGTAGCTCCATCAATTGGTAGTGGGTTAGCAAATACTATTGATAGTAAGTATTTATTACGAATAAAGCAAGGTATGGTAGTTGAATCTAAAAATGATTCTATTAAATTTATAACTACTGATGTAATAGATTTTAGTGATTCTAATGATAGAGAAATTACAATATACCAAAGAGATGCAAATACGGGAGACCCCACATTGTATCTTATTAAAAAATATGTACAAGCAATTTCAGCAATTCCAGAAGAAGATACTTTTGAATTCGGTTCATACGAACCATTTGCAAATATAGTTTTAGAAAATACTAATGTAATTGAAATATATGATGTAAGGGATTCCAATGGAAACAAATATTATGAAGTTCCTTACTTAGCACAAGAAATGGTATTTTTAGATTACCCAAATACTTCTTTAAATGACCCAGACCTTGTTCAATTTAAAGATACTGTACCTTATATTATAAAAACATTAAAAACACCTAGACGATTTGTTGCAAAAGTTAATTCTGATTTTACAACAACTATCCAATTTGGTGCAGGAAATCCAAACACAGAAGAAGAAAACTTAATTCCAAATCTTAAAAATGTTGGATTAGGACTACCCAACTCTATTAGTAGATTGGAAGCTTCATTTGACCCAACTAATTTTTTAAAGACAAAATCATACGGAATATCACCTTCAAATACAACAATCACTGTAAAATATTATACAGGTGGGGGGGTTTCATCTAACGTTGAGGCCGGACAACTTTCAAATATAACATCTATTGAATTTGATAATGATTATGCTGATTTAAACGCAGCACAAATTGGAACATACAATAGTTTAAAAAACTCAATAGCAGTTACAAATAAAATACCAGCAACTGGTGGTAGAGGTGCTGAAACAATTGAAGAAATTAGACAAAACGCTTTGGGAAATTTTGGCGCACAAAATAGAGCAGTTACATCAAAAGATTATCAGATTAGAGCATTATCAATGCCTGCAAAATATGGTGCAATTTCTAAATGCTATGCAACTGCCGATGGAAAATTGGATAACAATTCACCATCATCTATTTTAGCATCTCCGAATGTTCTACAAGAATTTACGGACTTAGTTATGGATTTTGTAAATAAATCGGATAATGAAGAACCAACAAGAGCTTCAGTTACTTCAGATATTACACAATTTTTAATTGGAAAAACATCTAATGAAAATGAAAAAAATAATCCATTTGCTATTAACCTATATATGTTAGGTTTAGATAATTTTGGAAAATTAACTCCGGTCAATAGAGCAGTTAAAGAAAATTTAAAAACATATCTTAATGAATACAAAATACTAACCGATGGTGTTAATTTTTCTGATGGATTTATTATAAACATTGGGGTTGAATTTGAAGTAATTTGTGAAAGAAATGATAATAAATCAGAAGTAGTTACTAAATGTATATTAGAGTTACAAAGATATTTTAATATAGATAATTGGTCTTTTAACCAAACAATTAATTTAAGTGAATTAGAAGTATTAATAGCAAATGTTGATGGTGTTAGGTCTGTTCCAAAACTTCAGATAACAAATAAATGTGGAGGTAGACATTCACCCAATTCATACAACATAGCAACTGCAACTAAAAATAAAGTGGTATATCCATCATTAGACCCTTCTATTTTTGAACTTAAGTTTCCAAATTCAGACATAAAAGGGAGGGCAATATAATGGCATACTATTTTTTAACAGCATCGAAAGATGCATCGGTGTACTTACAACAACCAAATCAAAATACTGGTTTGGATGAAATATTGGAAGTTAGTAAAGTTTTCTATGGTAATGTTAAAGATGTTTCCCATGCTTTACTTAAGTTTGAGTTAGGATACCTATCCGCTTCATTAACAAATGGAAGTATTGGTATGAGTGAAGCAATTTTAATGGTAAAAGAATCTCAAGCAGAAGAAATACCATTAGAATATACAATTCATGCAAATCCTATATCTGGAAGTTGGGAAATGGGTATTGGTACTAGATTTGATGCAATCACTACAAAGGGTGTAAACTGGAATTATAGAGAAGGTGATACTAAAATAAATTGGTTAGAAAACGATTTTAGTGGTTCTACTACGGCTAGTATAAATGATGGTAGTGGTGGTACTTGGTACACCCAATATGGTGCATCTCAAACATTCAATTATGAGAGAGGTGATATTAATATGGATATCAAAGCAATGTTAAAAGTTTGGATGACAGGTTCTATTCCTAACGATGGATTGATGTTAAAGTTCGCAAACTCAACTTTGTTTCCTGAAAATATAGAAAGTAATACACAAGATTATGGTATATTGCGATTATTTAGTAAAGAAACTTTTACAATCCATCAACCTAAAATTAGAATAGGTTGGGATGACCAATCATATATTACTGGTTCATTATTACCATTAACAGCTTCTGATATTAAAGTTGGTGTTAAATCATTTAAAAATGAATATAAAAAAGGTACGAATCCAACGATACGAATAACTGGTAGAGAATTGCATCCAATTAAAACTTTTACAAATCAGTTTGCATATAACGATGTAAAATATTTACCACAAACAACATATTATCAAATTAAAGACTTTGCATCGGATGATGTTATAATTCCTTTTAGTGAATATTCAAAAATAAGTTGTGATTCCGAAGGAAACTATATTAAATTAAATTTTTCTAATTGGGAAATTGGTAGAGTTTATAAAATTGAATTCAAAGTTGATAATGATGGTGATGTAAAATATTACGATAATAAAATAACATTTAGTATTACAAATAGCTAATATGGCAGTATTTAAAACATCATCCGGATTAAGAAACGAATTTTTACTTGATAGTATAAGTAAAAGTGGTTCTTTGGTTGTCTCAAAAACTAGCGAAAATTCATATCAATTTAACGAATTAAATGATAAAGATGGTGTTGTTTTTGGAAAATTATCAAATCCGAAATACAATGAAAATGATTTACAAAAATCAATAGATACTCGTATATTTGAATTAATACCAACAGAACCACCACCATTAGATGATGACGTTCCTAGACCGGTATATAATGAAGTAACTCAATCTGTTATTGATTTAACGGAAGAAGTTATTAGACTTAATACAATTGTAGTAGATTTAACAGCAAAGGTTAGTGAACTTGAAATAGTTTCTGAAAGTTTGAGAGTTGATGTTGATGCGCAAAAAATATTAGTAGCATCTTTTGAAAACCAATTAAACCAATCGAATGTAAAGATATCATCTACAGTTGTTGATTTACAAAATTCTATACAAAGAGGAACTGCCGAAGCTATTCAACGAGTTTCTTTAACAGCTCGTAACCAATCATTAAAAGAACAAAATGACCAATATAGAGAAATATTGGAAGGTAAGCAAGCTAAAATTGCTGAAGGTGCAAAAGTGGGTATGGATTTCTCTGTTAAGACTGTACAAAAAGCTTCACCGCAATATGGTGATTTAACTTATAGGGCTAGAGCAAAAGATGATGGTAATGGTCAATGGATAAATGGACCCGATCTTGAAGTATATAATTTTTCAAGAGAACCAATAACAATTACATTTGAAGAAAGTGGACAGACTATAGGTTCATTTGAAAAGATTGCATCGTTTACATTAAAAGCAAAACAAACAAAATTCTTAACTGTAAAAACAATTCCATCCAAAATTGATGATTTCAGACCTTCGGCAGGTTTTACTTTATTGGGTGATACTGAATATAAAGGTAGTTTAACTGTTAAATCAGAAAAATCAAATGTAACTGTATCTGTTTCAATTCAAAAACAAGTTGGAACTAGTTGGTCTGGATAATATTAGTAAAAAATAAAATATGGCAGCATCGGGATTAAAAAACTTTAAAGAAATAATTCAAAATAAGGCTTATCGAATCAACCCAAATGATAGAAAAATATTTGAGCAGGGGGATTTACAGTCTTTTTTTGGACTAAGTGAAGATGATGTTATTGAATTTATTATGTATGATTTTTCAGAGAATCAATTACCACAAAAAGATAATGGGCTGGTTAGATATGTATCTCTTACAAATCAAAATATAAATGATTATTTTTTATTAGCAGAAGGTACTGTTATGACTAAAAATAATCTACCATCTGAATATTTTATAGATGTTGAACGATTAATAAATGAAGCTGGATATGCCAATGGTTTATTCAAAACACAAATATCTCTTATTAATAAAAGAATTGGGTCATATAAATCAGATGATAAAGTTTGGATTAGCGAAATATCACCATCCAGAACAGAAGTTAGAGTATTCCCATTAGAAAAGAGTGCAAACATAAGTGATATAACAGAACGATTTAATATATTTTATAATAATGGTGATTTTAGAAGTGATACAATATATAATGCATTACGATTAGTTGAATCTATAAACTCCTCTGTTATTGATGATTTTATAAAAAACACATACGGGCAGGGTTGGTATGAAAAATTAAAAACGGAATATAAAATTTCTAATTTTGATTCTTTCACTGTTAATGTTCATAAAAAATTTGTAGAATCTTGTTATTATGAATTTACAAATAGAATATCGGATATTAAAGATTTAAAATATGGTAAACCAAGAACAACAAAACCACCATTACAATTATCGGAAGATAAGATAATAAGAAGATTATCAGAACTTATTGTTAATTCTATTAATTTTTATTTATCTCAAAAAGATGAACAATTATCTGCAACATCTGTAAATGCTAATATTATCAGTATAGATGATGCACCAAGTATATTACAATCTAAATCATCTGATATACAAATTGATGCTAAAGTTCCTGAACTAAAAATAGTTACAATAGAAAAGCCAACACAAAGTGAAAAAAGTATAATATTTAAGAAAAAAGTGAAAGCTGAATTAATATCTGATACGAAAACTGATGTAATTATCAATCCAGTAGAAGTAGAAAATCCAACAACTGGTGAAGTAATAACAATAGAGCAACCTGTTGATGATAGACGTAATGAATTACCTATTATAATAGAAACCCCAACCGGTGGTAGTGGTGGCGGAGGCGGTGGAGGAGGTAGTTCCGATTACTTTGAAAGAGGTGGAGGTTATGGTAGAGAGCAAGTTTTTGAAAGAGATATGAATCAAAGAGAAAATATACAATAAAATATTTATTAAGTAATGGCAGAAGCAAATTATGGAATATTCGGGGATGATTTTTCGTTAGAGGGAACAAATCCTGCAAGTGGACTTAATAGTATTAGTGATTCATCCGTATCCTTTGGTGGAGGTGGTGGAGGTGGCGTAGTAGTATCTACTCCAGACAATGTAGTAATTCCAATTACAACAAATCCAAATGCCTATGGTACTATAAATGCAAATAG